GAGAAACAAACACGGCCGGAAGAATTGGTAGCAGCTGGCAGTCCCGGTGGTTTTCGGATAGAGACGTTTGGTTACGACCTCTTCGTTTTCATCTCCGATAGTCATCACCGCTTTCTTATGTTCAAGTTCTTTGTCTCTTTGTTCCATCTCGTCGATGGTTTCGTAAAGGCCGAGTTCAGTGTCGTAAAGTTGTTCCGCTGAGCGTACGATAGCTTCTCGGATGATCTCTGGGATGGTTGTTTTGCGTACAATCTCTAAGATGAAACCGGTGATTGGCAAGCCGGTTTTCTTCCTCAACCCGATAATGTACGCGGTCGGTTGCTCATCGATCGCGAAACTCTCGATGATCGTGTTAACGCTGATGCTTTTGCTCAGTGTTTTTCTCTCAAGCAACCACAACGCTCCACCAACGCTTATCACTGCATCTGTGCGGAAAGCCAGCTCGTGCTTCCCGTCTAACAGAGGCGCTTTGCTCTGGTATTCCGGGAAGATCAACGTGAAATCTTCCTTCCAGGTCTCACAGTAGCTTTGAATAGACAAATGACCTAGTCTCTGCATAGCGAGACCTTCATCTTGTTGCTCGGGAAGCAGGTATGGGTTTTCGAGGTATTTGTTGAACGACTCGTCGAAAGCCGCGCAGGCTTTGTCAACGCTCTTTGTCTGAAACCAGGTTGGAATGGCGGTGTGGATTGCCGTACCGTAGTCGAGCTCGAGCCTTGGGGTTGAACTCGTCCATCGTTTCACGCGGGAGAAGTAGTCTTTGCGTTTGCAGAGCCGGAATTCCTTTATCCGACTATAGTTGCTGATCATTCGCCCTCCTTGAATTGCTGATCATTCGCCCTCCTTGCTCGGAATTGCTTGATTCGTCTGTCTAGGATCCCTGCATACCGACGCATCGTGGTGGCTTGCGCTACTAGGAGGGCTTTCTCTTTTGTTGGTAGCTTGGTAAACACCTCATCACCGAGGAACACTAGCAGTTTCGTCAAACGTTCTTGCAACTCCTTCAGTTCGTCTATCATTCGTTGCTGATATGGTTGGATCATAGGTACCTACCTCACGAATAGGAATTTTATCGCGATTTCCAAACAGTTGATTGTGACAACCGCGATAGCGATGCTGAGGATCGTGTAGAAGATGTTTTTCACCCTACCTCCTTTTTGGGAGCGTTGCCGCTTCTATCAACGCTCCCCAAACGTTTCACTCAAACCTCAAACTCCGTTCAAGTATCTCCCTGACAGCGGTTACATCAGCCGCGACTTTCTTGAGGAGGTCAAAAACTCCTTCAGGAGCTTGCTCACCCCAAGTGCCTCCGTAGACCTCATCGCCGTCTTCGTCGTATGCGGCCAAACCTGCTTTGTTCGTTTTGGTTTTGACTGTGATGTGTCCTACCGCATCCTCTCCATCTTTACGTTTCTTCCACCCCGTTTGAGCCAATTCCAATCACCTCCTTTCAAACGGAAGGGTTGCTACTGCCTCTACGCGGCGTCTTCGTCCGCCGTTTCCTCCGCCAGCTTCTCCTCCGCGGCCTCGTTCGCCTTGCGATCGATCTCGTCAAAGATCCCAAGTTCCTTCGCGCGAGCGATGAGCAACGACCGCTTCTCACGTTGTTTCAACTGGTATTCTTTCTGCTTGTCCGAACCGTAGTTGCGCTTCTGCTGGATTTTCTGTCTCGTGCGCAGTTTCAACACCTGCTCTTCCAACTGCTCCTTGCTCAGCGCACTTACCTCGCTTTTGATCGCGTCGACATCGATTTCGATATTCGCCATGTTGGCTCTCCTTTGTTGTTTGGTGGGGTTACCACCTTCTGTCTCTGTTGCTTGTTTCAAGCCTACCCGTATTATATAACACTCTAAAGTGAATGTCAACGAGTATTTTCAATGACCGACTGAAAGGGTCTTTGAATTTCAATGAACATCTAGTCCCTCACCTCGCGCACATTCTCGGGTCAGCATCGACTCGTGCGCGGGGATATGGTAAACCTCCCCCGCTCAAGTTTGCTCATGTTACTCGTCCTCCTTGATGGTGATGAAGTCCTCGCCAGTGCTCGACAACATCGTCCAAATCGACGGCTTCCCAGTCCTTCATCACGCGGAAGAAGCCGCCTTTAACTTCAGCAACGACCCACGGGTTTCGACCTCGTTGAGCGGCCATCCCATTCTAAGCGGTTACGATCTCGAGTCGCTAGCTTCCTCACGACAGCTTCTAACTTGTCGAGTTTGTCTTTGAACTCTTCACTGTCCATGCTAGTCTCCTTTTACCATCTCGGCTTTCTCGTGTAAACTCTCCCAACTAACTCCGATAGCGCGTAGTCTCTCTTTCAACTCTCGGACGGAGACCTTCTTGTCCGAGCTCGAGCTCACTCGACCGAATGTTTCCACTCTCACGTTGTGAGTTAGACAACAATCACACCATGTTTGGTTGTTGTCGTATCGTCGGAGGACAGTGTTGTTCCCCGAACAGTTCGAACACCTCCCAACCAATCGCTTTCCGAACAAATCCCAGGAGTGTTTCTCTCTCCAGGCAGTTGACTTGTTCATTGCTAAACGTTTGTTCATAACCTGTCTCCCTCCCTGTATTGATTGTTGGATATATTATAACACACTCCACTGAACAAATCAACGAAAAAATTTGTATCGTAACGATACAAGAAATTTATCTTGTCTGGTCGTTCAAGACCTGGACCGTGAATATAGCGTATCGCCTGGTGAGGTCAACCAAACTTTTTGCTATCTCCTGTCCGCTCAATGGTCTTTTTTCAATGACCCGTTCTTTGATCATACACTGTCGGTTCGTTGTGTAACTCGTTGATTCTAAACGAGTTAGCATCAATGAACGACCTTTTTCGCTTTTTCAGGCTCTCATCGCGGGAGAGTGTTTATACATGTATACGGTTGTATGTGTATGTGTATGTGTATAGTAGAGAGAGAGAGAGAGAGAGAGAGAGAGAGTATATATATATATATATATATACAAACATATACAAACATATACAAACATATACAAACAAACTTTTATACCTCTACACACACAAACATTCTATTTTTGTCGATTTTTTCAAAAAGGTCGTTCATTGATGCTAACTCCTTTGTTTTCAACGAGATAATCAAAGAACGGACAGTTAACGATCAATGACCGGGTCATTGAAAATAGTTCGTTGAGCGGCCATCCCATTCTAACCTCTCTCTTGAGAGGTGAACGAACACAATCTTCGTTCACCTCCCGATCAGGGGTTAGTTCTTCCCTTCCCGTTCCTCCAACATCTGTAGGGCCAGCTTGATCTTGGCATTGCGGTCCTTCTGGTAAGCCTTTCTCTTCTCGATCACAACCGGATCCTGGTTCCTGACCTCGTTGTACTCCTTTCTCTTCATCTCTCTCTCGAAGTGTAGGTTGACAATCCCCATCACCTTCCTCTCACCGAGAGCTTTCACCATCTGTTCAAAACTATTGTATTGAGTTGCCATAGTTATACCCTCCTGTAGGTATAGGTTAAAGTGTGATCCAAATGATCATGTAATCATTATCACACAGAAAAAATCTTTAGTCACGAGATTTTTTCGGATAAATTTTACTATATCTTACGATTCTATAAACCCCCGCGCCCCTAAAAATGCCTTATCGCCTCAACCGCGTAAACACTCAATACAAAGTTGGTACCGGTTTGCGTTTAGGGTCATTGAAAAGGCAATGGAAGCAAAAACGTTCGTTGACATAAACAATCAAAACATGTTATAATAAGGGCGAAAGTGAAAAGGGTGGGTAGTGAGCAACGGGGGAGAGGTAGCCTATGTCGGTTCATGAAATCGTACAAGAGGCACGGGATGAAGAGCTGTTGCGCCGCATGGTGAGTGGTCAATCGCTCAGCGAGGCCGCGAGTGACATGGGGTGGAATATCAACGCGTTGAGGCGAGCGGCAGCGAAGCCGAGTTTTAGAGCTAAAGCTCGGGAAACTGTACGTCAGGTCTGTCTTGACTGGGATTTGGAGTTTGAAGAGCGTGGGAGTGATCTGCAAAAACTGATAAACGACAGTGCAGCAAGCGCGGTGAATGAAATCGCGAGGATTATGATGCACGGTAGTAACGATCGAGTTCGGCTGACAGCTTCCGCAGAGATCCTTGACCGCTCAACTCTCGGTTTGGAGAGCAAAAAGAACACCGTTCCAGCGGTACATTTCCACATCACAGCCGAGCAAGCTGCGTTGGCTTTACAAACCGCTCAACAAGTCGCTGTGACGCAAATCGTCGCTGGTGGAGAGCTTTCAGAGAGAGATTAGCTAACGTGCAAACCAACACACTTGAACGAGCGATAACCTCGACAAACGAGGTTGATTTGATGCGAGAGATACGCGTCCGCTCCTTACTCAGCTTGTTTTATTTCAGCAAGGTCGTTCTTGGTTTTCGACTGATCACCCCAAGTCTTCACCTCCTGCTCTGTCTATCTCTCCAGCGCTTGCGTACCAAACAAGTTTGGGAACTCCCTCGCGGTCATTTCAAAACAACCGTTGCGTCGAAGAGCTACCCTGTCTGGTTGGCTTTGCCAATGACCGACAGCGATGTCGACTACGCCATTCGAACCAACCTCGCAAGCGAAACCGAAGCACTACGTTTTCAATCTCTCCACGATCCAAACCTTCGCATCCTACTTGTCTCCGGTGTCGATGAGAACGCGAAAAAGATCCTGCGTAGTACCCGCTATCAATTCGAACAGAATCAGATCCTCCGCGGTGTTTGGCCAGAGGTCCTACCGGAGTCTAACGCCAAATGGAACGACTCCGAGCTTTGTTTAAAACGTTCGTTAAACTTCTCCGAGAGCACGTTCGAAGCTATCGGGGTAGGTAACGCTCTGCAATCTCGGCATTACGACCTCATCATCGAGGACGATCTCGTTGGCAAGGAAGCCGCCGACAGCGAGACTGTAATGAAACGGGTGATCGAATACCACGTTCTTCTCGAAGGCGCTTACGACCGTCCCGAAACTGCTAGCAGTCTTGTTATCGGTAACCGTTGGTCGTTTAGCGATTTGAATAGTTGGATTCGAGAGAACGAACCGGAATACGAATTCCACACGCGAAGTGCAATCGAAGACGGTCAGTCGATCTTCCCCGAGCGGTTCAGCGTTCCTGACCTCCGTCGAATCGAACGGAAGCAAGGTAGTTATGTCTACAGCTGTCAGTATCTCAACAATCCAATCGCCCCAGGTGCACATGACTTCGAACCTGAATGGTTGAAGCGTTTCAAACTTATCGAAGAACTCGATGCTAACGGGCGGAAGACCAAACGTCTCGTTGCCGAAGACAACAAGTCTGTCTTTTTCGATCAACTCAACCGTTTCATTCTCATCGACCCGGCGCGGGAAGGTAAGTCGAGCAAAGCCCGCAACGCCGTGCTTGTCGTTGGAGTCGACAAAGACGACAACCACTGGATCATCCGAACCTGGGCAGAGAAGACCTCCACGGACCGTATGATGCAACGCGGGTTTGAGTTTTACGAAACCTATCGAGCGCAGAAATGCGGGATTGAAGGCTACGGAGGCGATGCCCACCTCAAAAACTACATGGCGTATAAAGCTCGCACCGAGCATAAACGTATGAACTTGATCGTGTTTAACAAAAGCACGACCAAGAGTAAGGAAGAGCGCATTCGTGCCTGCCAGCCACGTTTCGAAACCGGTAAAGTCTATCTCATCGACACCGATACGGAGTTTTTCAACGAATACATCTCCTTTCCAAGCGGAGTAACAGTCGATTTGCTCGATGCCTACTCCCATAGCGATGAGATCTGTCGCCGCCCGGTGAGTGAGCAAGAAACCGAACACTATCGATCAGTCATCCGGAAGTTGGAGAGCAACGTCAACGAAAGGACAGGTTACTAACATGCCTAACCGAGCAAAACGTTTCGCATTCTCCCTCTTACTGCTTTTCCTATCTCCTCTCCCGTTGCTTCGCGCTCAGATCAGTCCGCCAACGATGACAGTGAAGAAGGTCACGGGTGACGTTGCTACGTTTACGTGGGATTACAATCCCGTAGACGAGGCACAGATCACTCACTTCTCTCTTAAATGGGTCGATGACCTGACCAAAACCTTTATCGAGTTAAAAACAGTCCCCAAAACCTCTCGGACAACAACGATCAACGCTAGCTTCACCCCCGGGTTCAAATTCACCTACTACGCGGTGACAGCTGTAGACGCTCGGATAACTACCGCTGTTCTTGAAAGTGCTCCGAGCAATACCGTGGCTACCGAACGTATCGGTAAACCACCTACAAACAATCGTATACAATAGGAGGTAAAATGCTACCTGCATCACTAACCTTTCCGGACCTCGTCCCGAACGCCTTCACCGGTGTTCTGGAGGCTAGAAGCACTCCTGTACAATGGGGCTTTCCCAACGCGAAGAACGTCTGGTACGTTGGTGAAGGCCAGGCAGTCCAAACGCTCACAGAACTGTTCACGTTGATGCAACCGGGTGACGTTGCCTTCCTCGCTCCCGGAGCATATGTCGAGGGCAATCTCGTCATTCCGGCAACTCTCACCGGTATCACTCTTATCGGTGTAGCCGACAGCCTTGCCTCGCGCGGTGCTGCGTTTATCGAACCAGCAACCGTCGGACACGCCGGTTTGCAAGTCCTGGCAAACGACGTTACGTTGATCAACATCGGCGTTGCTAGCGAAGCAACTGGTGCTCACAGCCTCAAAATCGGAAGTAACTCTGTCAATGTCGCTCGTTTCCGAGCCTACCGTTGCAAACTCGAAGGTAACGAAGCAGCCAACCCAGCCGGCCAGGTCGTTTTGCAAGGCTGCGGAGACATCATCTTCGAAGACTGCGAGATCGCTTGGGGAGTCAACGGTATTATCGGTGGCGCCAATCTCAACGGTTTCCCGACTCAAATCCTCTTCCGGAATTGCTGGTTCCATGACCTGACCACCGTTCACGTCGGAATTGCCGCTGCCGATCATTTCATCGAACTCTGGCTACGTGATTGCATCTTCGATCGTAACGAAGCCGGTGTAGCACCAACCGACTTCATCCTGTTGAGTGATAACGCCAACATCGGAAGTATCACCGGTTGCCGCTTCGCTAACGCAACCAACCAAGCAGCGGTTATCACGATCGGCACAGGTATTCTCTATATGGCCAACGCAACAGAAGCTGGTTGGTCAACTGCCCGTCCGGTGTAAGGAGCATTATGAAGCATGCCTGTACGACGTTACCACCCCTGCTTGAGCTGACCACCGCCGCTGATTGGGCGGTGGTCCAAGATTCTGAGGCATTCTATGCCAGCTGCAATGCCACAAAGATTACCTTTACCAGAACGTCTGGGGCAGGGGGTAATCCCCAAGGTGTTTGAGTATAAGATAACTGTCGCGGCTGTCTGAGTTCTCGATGCAGCGGGCCTTAAGGGATCTCTTGGTGGCACTTGTTGGGGCGTATCCTGAACTTGAGAAGCTCACCTACGACTTTACTTAGAAGTTAACATGCTGGAATTCATTGGAAGTTTGCTCCTGACACCTGGGGTTCCGATCCGATTGATCACCGCCTTCCCATCGATGGCCTCACCGCGTCGTTGGGATACCATCATCATCTCGCAAAGGCGCGTGAACGTTGGCTTTATCTTCATTGGTGGTAAGGGGATGACTGGCGAGGCGCAGATGATGATCGCGGTCCCACCGGCGAGCGCCACATCGTGCCCGTTTGCAAACATCAGCATCTCATCCACCACGCTTCGGTCTAACCCGATCATTCCAGAGACCATCACGGTTGATGGTTCTGCAGTAGAGACCATTCAGATCTCAGGCATTCTTGGATAGGGGCAATCATGGGCATTCAGATACAGGGGCAACAAACGGGTGGGGCCTCACAGGCGCAGGTTGATGCCATTGCTGCTGAACTTGACCTGGTTGAGGTGGCCGTGCTTGCCCTTGAGGCGGAGGTGGCGGCGCTATCAGGGGCCACTCTACCACTTGGCTATATTGACGGCCTGACAATCTCGAACAACGTTGCAGATGCCACGAATGATATTGATGTCGCGGTTGGGGTCGCACGTTCTGGCGCAGATACATTTGACTTAGAGCTGGCCGCCTCGATCACGAAACGTCTTGATGCAAACTTTGTGGCAGGAACCGGTCAGGGAGGCCTTGACACCGGCAATAAGGCCAACTCAACCTGGTATCATGTCTGGTTGATCAGGACGGATGCTGACGGCGTCTGCGACATCCTGCTCTCAACGAGCGTCTCGGCACCCACCATGCCGGCAGGTTACACCGCAAAGCGACGAATTGGCGCGGTTTTGACTGACGGCACTGGCATCATTCGACCATTTGTGCAGACCGGAGACTACTTTAGGTGGAAGACCACGCAATCGTCAACGGGCGCACTCGGCGGGACAATCACCACCTCACGACAATTGATCGTGGTAGCCACCCCGTTAGGTGTTAAGTGCAAGGCCAGGCTCGCGATTGATGCGATCACCGCGGGCACTGAGTCCATCCTTATGACCGTGACTGACCCAGACGTTGCGAATGTCGCGCCAAGCAATGTCAACTTTAATGCACTGGCGAGCGACGGTTCAGGGTTCCGTGGTGGTTCTGAGGTAACCTGCTTCACCAACACATCAAGTCAGGTAGCGGTAAGATCTGTTATCAACATGCGTACGTATGACCTGCATTGTCACGGTTATGATGATCTGAGGGGCAAGCTATAGCGCGAGCGCGAGTTGAAGCACTACGTGCGCACGAACCTTGAACTTGCGAACGCAAATACCGGTGGAGCGACGGCAGATATCTCAACTTTCGGTTAGACGCACTATAATGGATGCTTACCAACTCGAAACCTCAACCGACCGGTATTTGTTGCTCGGGAGTGTTGTTGCTTGAACAGCAACCAAGCGAGATCATCACAGTAACCGGTACGACTTCAATGAACCTTACAGGAGCGGGGAATTAATGGCTTCCGGAGCGCTTTTGAACCAAGCTTGGCGATTATGGTGGTTCCCACCTATCGTAGTTAGTTTGGTGAATCAGATAATTCGTATACCGCGTACGCTTGGCGGAATCAGACTGTGGAGTAGATAACGTTCATATGCTGAAAGCAATCCCGATTAGGCTGACTACAGAGAAAGAAACCGAGCTCAAACGAGCCCTACGAGAGTATCTCGACAAATCCGAACGGGGGACGAAACAGCTCTACGATACAGACATCCCTCGCTTCCGTCGGATATATAACGGCGAACCGTTTGAGAAAGTCAAGAACTTTCCGTGGCATCGAGCAAGCAATTTCGTTGTTCAGCTCGTCGCCATCCACACTGATACGCTGGTCGCGCGTATCCTGTCGCTCATTTTCAAAACCGATCCGTTGTTTACGTTCAAAGTCTTCGGCGACCTCCCGGAAGACGCGAAGCGCGATCTCGAAGCTTTCATGCAACACGCAGCGATGGATGAGAGCGAGTTGGACTTCTACAACTGCAGCCAAGACTGGATATTCGATGTCATCAAACTCGGTAGTAGCGTGATGAAAGTCCCGTATAGTACTGAACGGGAGATTATAGTCGAACCGGGAATACAGCCAGGTTCGGCTGTCGAACGAACGGTTACCAAATACGACGGGCCGAAGCCGACAAAAATCCCGCTTACCGATTGGTTGATGTGGCCGTTGGGAGTGAGAAACATCCGCGATTCGTTGTTCAAAGCTCACAGAGTGAGGTTGGAGAAGGAAGTACTCGAGCACCGAGCGTGGATGGGGTTCTATGACATGGATAAGGTCAAAGAACTACTTAAACGTGGCCCGGACAACTCCAGTGCGACCGTTGCCGAGCAACAACAAGAAAACAGTGCTGGGATAGTTACCTACGGACAGAATCGCTACACTCTCGATGAGTGCTGGCTACGCTATCCTCTTACCGAAGGGAGGTATTACCAGATCATCGGTACTTATCACAAAGCGAGTGATACAATCGTTCGGTTGATCCACAACCCATACGTTACCGGAGACGACATCGACAACGTTTTCGTCGGAGGGAGGCTATTCCCACGGGACGATATGTGGCACGGCCGCGGCTTTGCTGAGGTTCTTGAACTCGGACAGGAAGAGGCAAGCACAATTCACAACCAACGTCGAGACAACGCTACGATCGGCAACACCAAAGTCTTCGTGGTGAAGAAAGATAGCTTCGTTGATATCAGCTTCCCGATCTTCCCCGGCAAACCGATTATTGTCGACGACCCGGATGACATTCGAGCGGAGTCGCTTGGTACTCCAACAACCTTCCCGTTTGAAGAAGAGCGCATCGCACTCGACCTTGCTGAACGGCGAAGTGGCGTCAGCCCACCAATGATCGGTTATGGTGCCGGAGCGATGGGCGGCAAACGAGGAGTCTATACCGCTAGCGGTACGCTTTCTATGTTGCAAGAAGGCAACATGCGGACGGATATGAATATCATGGATATCCGTTCGGCGATCACCCGCGCAGCGAGAATTTGTTTGAAAAGCTACCACATAGGTGGAGTGCATGAAAAGCTGTTGGAAAAGTTCGGTCCCGAACGTTCGCAGAGGATTTTGCAACAGATTCAAAACTACCCGAAGTTGCAGATGGACCTGACAGCGAGTAACGCTTCGCTGAACCGTGAGGTGGAAAAACAAACCTCTACGATGCTTGCTCAAACCATGCAGCAGTACTACCAGCAAGTTATCCAACTTGTACAAATGATGCAACAGTTCCAACAAACAAACCCACAGATGTTCCAATTCCTATCAAGCATCTACGACGGCAGTCGCGTCTTGATGCACAATATCTTAAGGAGTTTCGAAAGTGGAGACACAGAACGAGTTCTACCCAAACTCCCCGCCCCAGCAGTTCAACAGCCAGGACAGATGGCTCTTGGACCACAAGGAGGGCCTCCGCAAGCTCTTCCAACTCCCGGAATGGGGGCTCCTCCTCCAAACCCTAGGCTTCTTGGAGCGGAAGGGACAGAGGGAACTGGTACGATCCAGTGAGATGAAAGATATCTTCCGAGCGCAGGGAGGTTTGGATACGTTGAAAAGTATCAGAGACCTCCCATCGTATGTTGATAAGTTGGTCCAAATAGAACAACAATTCAAGGAGGCAACAGAAAATGCCAGATCCAGTACCCCCGAAATCGGTAACACCGCCAGGTAGTTTGCCAGGAACGCCGCCTGCGCCTGCGCCTGCACCTGCGCCTGCTACTCCCGACGCTACTCAACGCTTAGCGGTGGCTGAAACCGAAAATCAAACTCTTCGCGGTTCGCTTGAGGAGTACAAACGAGCGAACGAGGAGTTGTTAATGAGACTGGCTGCTCCTCAACAGCAACAGCAGCCACCGATGCAGCCACCGAAACCTGAGGATATTAAGACGAAATGGTGGACAGACCCTCAAGCAGCGTTTCAAGAGCAAGCCCAGCCGCTGATGCAATCGATGATGAACACAAGCTATCATCTCATGCGAACGCAGATGGAGCAGCGTTACTCGCAGGAGTTTAAGCTTTGGGGGAAGGAAATCGACGATATGTTGAAAGAGCTCCACCCGAATTATCTTATGAACCCCAAAACGTGGGATATCACGATCGAACGGGTGAGAGGGCGACATGTCAAAGACTACGCTACCAACCCGAATCTAGTCGCAGCTTACAGTGAGCCACCCTCTCCAGGAGCTCCTCCAGCTCCTCCAGACCCTGCCGGACAGCTCTCCGCTGAGGAGTTGAAAATGGCAGCGAGGTTCAAACTAACCCCTCAGCAATACGCAGCACGTAAAGCGACGATCAAGGTGGTGAGCTAATGTCAGATAACAAACCAGTACAATCGAAACCAGCTACGACCGAGCAGAAGTTTTACACTCCGCGTCACGAAAGCGAGATCATCAGCGATGAGTCTATCAACGCGATCGATCTCATGCCGCCGGATACATTCGAAGTGCAGTACAAAATCCCAGGCATCCGTTGTCGTTGGGTGAATTACAGATCTCGCGACGGGCAAATGTTGGCGCAGGCGCAGGCGGAAGGGTTTGAGTTTTGCTCTCCAAGCGACGTAAACACCACAATTGTAGCAAAAGACGGTCGCTTCTACAACGGCGATGTGGTGTTGATGAAAATCGCTGAGTCTCGATACGCCTCAGCGATCAAATCAGTCGTTCTCCGGAGCAAACTCGCCGCAGGTAAGAGTTTTGAGAAAGCTCAGGAAGAACTGCATCAGTTGGGTAGGAAAAGCGGTGGACAGATTACTCCATACACACCTGATGAGAAAGACCTGGATAAGATGATCCAGAGTGCATCGAAGCAGTAAACGTAACAAGTTTTTTGTTGTAAAGTGAGTTGCACCTGACTACTCGCTCGCTCGCTTCTGTTAAACTTGAGTGAAAGGAGACGACAGCAATGGCTGGAAAGGCAGTACCAATCGTCGTAGCCCGAACTACTCAGGATTCCTCACCTGCTATCCGCAGATATCAGGAAAAGGCAAGCCAGACTTTCAAGGAAGGCACGCCTGTTTTTCGTGATAACGCTGTAGAGGGCGGTGTAAGAGAGTGGTCGGGTGTAGTGGCGACTAGCAAGGTCGCCGGTATTGCAATCGAGGCGGCATCCAACCTCACCACAGTTGGTGTGGCGAAGACTCTGACGTTCGGTTCGGTACCAAATCAATCACTAGCGGTAAATATTCCCCGTGGTGCTCCGCTCAACGACGGATCGATCGGAGTACAACTTGCAGACGACACTACCGAGTTTCAAGGTGTTGTCCTGGAAGGCATTACTGCCCTTGAGACAGATGTAGGCAAGTCTTATGGGCTAACAAAAGACAGCAACAACTACTGGTTCATCGACAAAACAAAAACTGACAGCGTTGTGATCACGGGAGTCTATCCCGGAGACGCTGGGCGGGATAGCGGAAGACTGTTCTTCCGCTTCCTTCCCGCTGCAGCTCAGATGGGAGGTGCATAGTCATCATGATGGTACGTGGAAATTTAGCACAATTGATGGCTCCCGGCCTTCACGAGCTATTCAACCAATGGGTCGAGCTTACTCAACGGGAAAGCGAGTATGACAAAATCTTCAACGTGATGGGGAGTGACAAAGCGTATGAAGACGATGTTGAATTCGCTGGTACCGGTCCGATGCCGGACAAGCCAGAAGGCCAGCCGATCGTCTACGACGATGTGATTCAAGGTGGGACTTACCGTTTTACCCACACGACTCACGGTCAGGGTGTGAGGATGTCCTTCGAGCTGGTTCAGGATGATCAATACGACCTGATCAGCAAAGTGCCGCAGAACTTTGCTCGGACAGCCCATCACAAGAGAGAGACCAACGCTTGGAACGTGTTTAATCTTGGGTTCACTACCCAAGTCACGGTCGACGGTGTCTCTCTGTTTAACGCTGCCCATCCGATGCTAGGCGGGTTGCCAGCTACCGTTGCAGTTCCAGCCTCCATCGTTGGTGTAGGTGCGTATACCCAAGGCACCTATCCCAACAGACCAGCTACTGATATCGATTTGTCTTACAGTGGTATCCAGCTGATGATCAACCAATGTGAGAGAATGATCGACGGCAGAGGTATTCTGGTCAAGGAGGTGATCCGTAATCTGATCGTTCCACCTGAACTGCGATGGGTCGCGGAAGAGCTGCTTGGCTCCGCATGGAAGCCGTACAGTGCAGAGAACACCATCAGCTCGATCCAGGACAAAGGTCTGGTGCCGTTTATCTCACGGTATCTTACCTCGACGAAGGCCTGGTTTGGTACGTCAGAGAAATCCGGCCACAAGCTGATTCACTTCGATCGGCAACAGCTTGACGAGGACATGGCGGATGATTTCGACACTCGGTCAGTGAAACACGTCGCGTTCTATCGTGCAAGCGATGGCGCGTCGAACTGGCGGGGTACTTGGGGAACTGCAGGAACTTAGCGGAGGGTAGATTACCTCTCGAGGGAGGGTAGCATATCACTCTCCCTCATTTTCGGAGACGAAAACAATGAATCAGATCGGACCGAGATATTTTGTTATCGATACCCCCGGCGCAACTCCCGTCTGGCTTACTTGGGTTAATGTTGTATCGATCATCTGGAGCGGACCTACTGCAATAGGGCATCAAGCTACGGTTAAGAATGCCTCCGGTTCGAGGTTGATCTTCGATGCGAAAGCAAGTGAGGCGAACGATTTCGAGATGGAACGTTTGAGTTGCGGTTGGGTGGAGGGCTTGCTTATCGAAACGTTGCAAAGCGGCAAGCTAACGATTATTTGTAACTAAAGGAGGTGGTAATCGTGAACCAGAAGAAACCGGGAGTAGATCGTGCCCCGAGACAGAAAGAATCCGGTATGTCTCCGAAGAAGAAGAAAAAGAAATCTCGGAGAGGAGGTTATTAATGGGAGCAATAGGTCGCCGGGGGATTAGCTTCGACCCTTGGCATGTTTGTGATCGGTGTGGGATTACCGTTCGAAGTAGCCAGCTTGTACGACAACGAGGGATGTGGTTGTGTATCGTTCATGGATGCTTTGACAACCCGATCGCGTGGACGCGATACGAACGCATTCCGGAGATACTCTCCGATGGAAGACCAGAACCAGGGACTTGGCTTGACGACCGAGCTTTCGAAGAAGGCGTTGACGCTGGAGTCTACTGAGCAGGTGATTGTTATCTGTCCGAGATGCGGTAAGCAATCACCGTTTGTGTACATGTTTGAAATTGAACAGATGAACCACTGTCCGGGATGTGCTTGGTCTGGATCGTGGGTTATCTTACACCCCGAAAAGGAGTGTTAGCCTATGCCGTTTAGCTTTGCTTGGAACGAAGCAGTACCTGCTGATACCGATCTGGCTAGCACTCTCGGGGATGTGATTCGGACGTTTAAGAATCAAGTCCGCGAGCGAGTGGATGTTGAGCACTTCTTCCCGTTAAGCGATACCGCGGCGACGGGATATCATCGCCCCGGAAGCGGGAAAGTCTTTTTGCAATCCACCACTCCCGCGAATAACATTAACGCTCCTGGAGCGTTGTGGATTCATGACGTTACGGGGGATGTTAAATATGACGACGGTACGACTTGGAAAACACCAAACGCTGGAGTACCCGCCGGAACGATTGTTATGTGGTCCGGGACGCTTGCTAGCATACCCACTGGATGGAAGTTATGTGACGGAACAGCTGGAACGCCAGACCTCCGATCTAGATTTGTACGCGGAGCTCCTCCAGCAACTAATCCCGGAGCAACTGGCGGATCCGACACTCACACCCACAACGGATTGACTGGAGTTAATACCGGTTCGACTACGGTTTCAAGTGCTGCTCCGTTGACGATCGTTGTAGCGATAGACCCACACATTCACGCCTTTACCACTGATCTAGGGAGTACGTTACCTGCGTATTTCGAAGTTGCGTTCATCATGAAGGCCTGATATGAAGATTAAAGGTCGTTGGAAGATAACAGTCAACGGTAAGGTTTATCAAGGCTCGAATCAAGAGACTTACGTTCTTGCCGCGTTAAACATCCGAGCACTCACTGGGGTGTTGTTAAACGCATTCCAATACCTCGCGATTGGGACGGGAACAACTACCCCCGCACCGGATCAGATAGCTCTCGTCGCTGAGGTGCTCAGACAGCTAGGTAGTATGGCTATCGAAACAACCGCGTTTGCAGGTGACACGTTGCACGTAACCGCGATGTTTATCAGCGGCTCGGGGTTAGATATCTTCGAGATTGGAGTGTTTGACGACGTAGTTGCCGGCAACATGGCAGCGCGAACGGTCTTCACCGATAGCAATGGAGTGCCTGCTGCAATCAACATTCCAACAGGATCTGGGGTCTCATTAGAGTATTTTCTACAAGCTTTGTGAGGTGAGGTATGTCTGCTTCTGATGCTGTTCCAGTTCCTCGTAAAAACGTAGCGTATCGGGCGTATTTTCCGATCCACGATACCGCGGGGGCTTTAATTACCGGAGCCACCGCACTTGACTCCGAGGTTTCAATTGACGGTGCAGCGTTCGTTGACTGTACGAACGAGGCAACTGAGATCGGAGCGAGTGGAACGTATTTCCTAGACCTCACCGATGCTGAGATGAACGGAGACGGTGTTGTTGTTGTTGTAAAAACATCTTCCGCTAACGCAATCATCCCGGTGCTTACTCTATACCCCGAGTCTCTTGGCGACTATCGTGTCAACGTCGGACAGTGGAATGGCACCGCAGTCGCAGCTCCCGACACAGCAGGCTATCCGGTAGTTACTGTCAAAGACGGAGCAGGAGCAGGAGAGATTAACACATCTGCAGGAGCGGTGTTTGTTGACGCGGCGCAGTTGGTTGCTCTTATCAACTCGATTTGGGACGAGCTCACTTCCGAAGGTCGGACGGCTGGTTCGTACGGCCAGTTGTTTAAGGACAATCTACCGATACTCATCACACCTGCGAATAAGCTTCTAACCGATGCCGCAGGCCGAGTCGAGCTCCAATCCGACGGGCTTGACCAGATTGTTGTCGAAACCGGGATTAACGCTCGACAGGCTTTGGCGGTTATCGCCTCCGCACTTGCCGGAGTACTTTCAGGCGCGGGCACAACTGCTGTAACGATCGAGGCAGCTAACAACCCAGGGACGACGAGAATCACCGCGAATGTTACCCTGCTCGGAGATCGGGTCACGGTTGTATTGACTCCTCCTGCGTAACGTAACGTTATGTTCGCTCCAAACTACTTTCTAAACAACTACTTCGCTCCGAATTACTTCCCTAACAGCGTTGTGACTGTTTTTGTCTTACTCAGCGCTAGGAGTGGGTTTAAAATCACCGATAGTAAAGTCACCTCGGAGAAGCTGTTGCCGTTGCCAGAGGTTAACGGCTGGACTCAAGAGAAGCAAGTTCAAGATAACTTGGAGGTTAATCAGCGATGGAAGTACGAAACAAGCAAGTTCCCGCCACGTTAACATGGCTGTTCGCGTTTTTGCTATTTGTCTCTAACGCGTTCGCCTCGACGTATCAACACTATATTCAACAAGTCCGTCGAACGGACGGCTCGGTGATGGCTGGAGCTCAGGTCCGAGTCTACCTTCCCGGTACTAACACCCCCGTTACGATCTTCAGCAACATTACCGGTACGGTTGTTAAATCTCAACCGATAGTATCGGATAGCAACGGTTATTTCGATTTCTTTCTCGGTGATCAGGTTGTAGACATCCTGATCCAAGGTAATAACTTCCCAACAACGAAACTGCTCAACGTCACGCTCAGCGCGTTGGCGACAGCTGGAGTGTTAACTGTTCCGAATGGAGGTACAGGTGCAAACTCCTTTACCCTCGATACGGTCCTTTTGGGCAACAATACTCTTCCGATTAAAACATCGAGCGTTGGTCTGGCGAATCAGGTGTTTCGTGTACCCAATGCTGGTGGTCAACCGGATTTTGGTGCAATTAATCTCGCGAGCAGCGCGGCAGTTAGTGGAGTTTTGCCACCGGCGAATGGCGGGACAGGAAGTTCGAATGGCTCGGTTCTCCGTGTTCGTGAGCAAGATGGCACTCCGGACGTGCCGAATGTTATTGAAGCTCGTGTTACGAACGGTACGTTAACAGATAACGGAGGTGGGGTCGTTTCGATAGACATTGCTGCCTCCGTTCCTCCATTTACCGATACCACCGCGATTGTGAAGGGATCGATTGATGCGACGAAGTTGCTTAGATTCGAGGTTGACGGGTTTACAACTGGAACGACTAGAACGGTCACCTTCCCTAACGCGAGTATTGTCGCTGCAGCTACTGACTTTCTTAACCTATGGGCTGACGGGATCAAACAAACGTTCAACCCGAATGGTACTAACGCTGGTGTTAACATCGGAGCGCATACGGCAGACCCTTCGGTTGGGGTGAATGGCGATCTATTCTACGACTCCGTGCTGAATAAATTCCGGTGTTATGAAAACGGAGCTTGGGGGAATTGTATATCAGTCGGTACGTCGCCGGGAGGAGCAAACACCAACGTTCAGTTTAACGATAGCGGAACGTTCGGAGGTGAGGCGGAGTTTGTTTACGACAAGACTAACAAGTTTGTAGGTATTGGATCAACCGCCGCGTTGACGGATGAAGGACTGAGCGTCGCGAGCGCCGGATCCCATAACGGAGTGATTAGCTCTCAACGCGCGGATGCAGATGCACCTCCGGGGAATAGTGCAGGCTTTCGAGCGTACAAATCCCGTGGAAGTATCGGAGCACCGTCGGCGGTACAGAGCGGTGACTGGATGCTCGGTCTTTCGTCAAATGCCTACGACAGTACGGGTTTCTTTGGTACAGCGCGGGCTTTTACCGAAGCGACACAGACTCACACAGCTTCCGCACATGGCTCGAGATGGGTGTTTAGTACAACGCCGAACGGTAGTACCACAATAACCGATACATTTCGTCTCCCGCAAGATGGCGGGTTACAGATCCTAACCGGAACCAAGCCAACTTGTGACAGCACGAAACGTGGTTATCTCTTCCGAGTCGATGGAGGCGCGGGAGTTGCTGACACCGCTGAGATATGCGATAAGGACTCCTCAGACGTGTATGCCTGGCGGAGTATTCAGGGTGGAGGTAGCTCAACACCTAACTCGATATTTGACCCGGCAAAGAATCTATTGATTCGGAATTACGCGCTTAATGGTGGAACAGCGCTGGATATCAACGATGGATCGCCGAGTGGTTTATCCGCCGTTGGTACGGCGTCCTTCGGTTCTGGTGGTGCTGGCAAATTTGTCATTCAAACAAGCGCAGGCGGTGGGTCAAATCGCGCTGAGCTGAATTCAACAGCCACGTTGTTTCAGTTCCGATGGAACGAGGGCGAGTGGGCGACAAGATTCTTGCTTGCACCTAGCGGTACGGTTTCCGATATCCGTACATTTGTTGGGTTATTTTTATCAGATCCAGCTGACCCGGCATCCAGCACGCCTGCGATCGATTACGCGATGTTCAGGTACGCGACGGACGTCGACGGCACAGCGTTCTGGCGGTGTGCGTCTGATAATTCTAGCGGTACCCCTGAGGTGACCACTACCTCAGTTGCAATCGCCACCAACACGCTCTACCGGCTACGCATTCGCTGGAATTCTGGGGCGACAGAGTTTAAGTTCTTTATTGACGACGTCTTGGTGGCAACACACTCAACAAAGGTACCAGGGAATTCTACGCTTACCCGTTACTTTATCGGTATTAAGGAGCTGGCCGCCGCCGCAAAGAGCTTCGGCGTTCAATGGGTTCAATGGTGGCAATAATGCCTCCCAGACAAGCAAGGTTACAACAACTCGTGCAGGCCGCACCGTTCGGTGGGATTAACCGCGAAGTGCCTGAATGGCGGATTGAGGATAACGACTTTCAGGATATCGCGAACTTTCTATCGAACGAACGGGATTTGCGTACTCGTCCGGAACCGGCGTTCACCGCGATTAGTGACCAAGCCATCAACGGGCAGGTAGATGGTTATGACATCGATGGGGATCGACACTTTCTCGTAGCGACTCGCACGAAAGCGTATGGGTTTATCGGAACAAACTGGACCCAGCTAACCGGGACGTTAACTGCGACGGATCTTAACCTCTACACCGGAACGTCTTTGCAAGGTCGGATTTTGTTTGCTAACGGTGTGGATAAGATTAAGAACTGGGATGGGTTAGCTGCAGCGTTTACCGATCTCGATGCAACTGCTCCGATAGCGAGGTATATTACTACTTTCGGCAACCGTGTTATGACAGGTTTCACCGTTGAAGGCGGTGTGCCATTCCCTCAACGTATTCGATGGCCGGCAGACGGCGATCCTACGGACTGGACGGGTTTCGGAAGCGGTTTTGTCGATTTACTCGAAGGCACCGATCCGTTGACCGGTTTGACGGTTGTAGGTAACAGACTGTCAGCGTTCTTCCCTGAACGGATTATCCTCGGCGCTCGGACGTTCGACGCGTTGAACCCGTTCACGTTTGAGAACTACAGTAAAGAAGGTGTCGGGAACATCTGCCCGTACAGCCTGGCGACTTGGGGGAATATCTGCTGCTTTGTCGGACGAGATGACATCTACATGTTCGACACTCAAATCCATCAGCGCATCGGTAACAAAGCCCGGAAGGCTATCCTATACGACGTTCTGCAAGGTAATCTCGATCTTGTTGTAGGAGGCATTCCCGATGCTACCGCCGGAAGAGATTTTCTCACTTACTGGCTCGCCATGCCCAACGGTGCTGTGTGGGTTTTCGATTTCAACACGCAGAGTTGGACAAGACAATACTTCACGGGAAAGAAAGTTACCTCCATCGGCAGGTTTAAAAGTTTGCATGGTGTGCGGATTATTGACTTGGTCGGTACGATCGCACAACAAAACTGGGTTATCAACCTCACCGGAGTCCAGATAAGCGTAGACAACCTAACGCTTGGATTTTCCAACGGCAACATCGGGGAGATTGATTACAGCTTGCCGATCGCTGATACTTGGTTAGTCGGTCCGAGTAAGGAATTCGACTACGGGGGTGTAGGATGGAACAAAACTGTCAAGCGTTTGCAATTCGTCTACAGAGACTTTGGTGTTGGAACAGCAACGTTAACGTTGACGAACGAGTTTGGTCAGACTCAAACGCTCTCCGGCTCTTTCGGGTTAAATGGCTCTGGACGGGTAAGAAACAAGATATTCGATTTTACCTTATCCGGGAACAGGATAAAGTGGGAACTGACCGGGAACTTTCCGATCGCGATTCAGGAGATCGTGCATAATTACTTCCAGCGTGGACCGTTGCTATCTCGACAAGCATGAGAATCCCGATACAGTTAGATCTATCTCGCACCGGGAAGAATCAGGATTACAAGAGTATATTCGACCGGTTTCAGGGCTCGGTTAAGAAATATGTCGAAGCTATCACTTCCGTGCTCAACGGTCAAGTTAGTTTTGGTAACGGTACGGATGTTGACAACCTACAGGGTAGGTGGGTAAACACCATCTCCCCCGCTGTAGCTAATACAGACTTTACCGTTGATCATAATCTCGGTCGTGTACCGGTAGGGTTCATCGTTATCTCCGTTGACAAAGCTGCGGTTATATACACCGGAACGATTGCTTGGACGACCACGCAGATGACTTTGAAAGCTAGTGCGGCGACTGTTGCTTTGAGGATTTTTGTGATATGATTATCAACGATAGCGTCCAGACAGTTATCAAACGGATGAACCGAGCGGATACCGATATCACAACTAGCGCGGTGAATTGGTTGATCCAGGCTTATCTAGACATCGCAGCGAGGTATCCTTTCGTCGAGCTCCAACGATACGCCACGCAGTTAACAGTCGCTGGACAGAGGGAGTATCCTCTCCCGGATGGGATTCGAGCGGTTCTGGCGCTGGCGCTGGAAGACTCTTTAATCGTGAACTCAAACGGCACCCCGTTAACTAGACGGTTGAAGAAAACTAGCTTCCGGGAGATTATCAAAGCGAATTTCAACATCGCACAAGTGCCGGTGCGGTATGCCAGGTGGAATGATAAATTCTTCCTCGATCCAATACCGAATCTGAACACCTACCGGTTAAAGCTTTTCGGATGGGTTTATCCTGACGTAACCTCGTTGGAAAACACAACGGTGTTGCTTCCCGCGGAGTGGATCGAGGTGATGGAATGGCATGCGGTATGGAGAGGCTTGTGTGAACATCTCGACTACGACGCAGCGAACAACGTTCTCAAAAACATCCTCAGCCCGTTGGAGATGGTCCGGAATCGGAATTTGAAAAGCTACATCGAGATGCAGGATTGGGACAGTCCTGTAGAGTATCTGCAAACAAGGAGTACACCAACAAAATGAACGTACAAGTGAAAGAACAAACGGGGCAAAAGGTCAGGGTTATCAGACAAGCGAGAGTGGCAGACCTCGAACGGTTGTTACCTCTCGGTGAGATGTTTTACACCGAAGCTGGGTTGCCGGGAAAGTTTAACCCAGAAAGCTTTAGCGGCACCTGGGCGATGTTTATCAACAACAACATAGGAGTGATTTTCCTTCTCGAGGAAGATGGGCTTGTCATTGCAGCGATTGGAGGAGTGAGGTTTCCTGAAAGCGCGAGTGGTAGAGTACAAGCGCAAGAAATGTTTTGGTTCGTTCACCCAGATTTTCGTAGATCTGGAGCGGGAGAGATTTTGATCGTAGAATTCGAACGTTGGGCAAGAGACGTTGCTTGCCAGGCTACTATCTTGGCGTTGTTGAAATCCAGCCCAGCGGGAGTTGAAGAGTTGTATCTTCGAAGAGGGTATCAACCTCTAGAGACGTGGTATATTAAGGAGGTTTAACATGCCGGTTGCAACAAGTAGCATTATCGCAGCTGGGATTCTTGGAGGAGCTGGTGTCGGTAGTTCTCTGCTCGGTCGAGGAGGGCGAAGCCAGCAAAGCAACATGCTCGTTCCTCCGGTTTATCCTCAGCTCCAGCAACAATGGGGGAATTATCTCGGAGGACAAATAGGTCAGGGAGTGTCGCCCTACCCCGGGCAGTTGAACGCGAATGTCAGCCCATATATCGGACAAGCTGGGGTGGGACTGCAAAGTTGGACGGGCCAGCCACAGTTAGACACCAGTGGAGTGGCAAACCGATTCATGCAGCAGCCGGGTGTAGGCGCCGGTCAATTCGTTCGTGAGATGCTACCGGAAGGGGGCTCGTCTGCTTTCCAAGGACTACGTGGGGATATTGTCAACGCAGCAAACACTGGAGCGGGACAGGATTGGAGACAATCGATCCAGAACCCTCAAGGCTTTCTAACCAACATCGCTCAGACCGGACTGCCGATTAACCAGATGGATTCTTGGAACGCGATGGTTGCAGCACAGGAGAGAAACATCGCACAGAGGGGAGCACAGGTTGGAGAGAAAACTGCTGGTCCGGGAGGACGTTTTAGCTCTAGCTACGGTCAGGCGCTTACAGACTACTACGGTCAGGCAGCAAAGGACCAAAACGCTCTTCTCGCTGAGATGACGAGGCAAGCGGGCGAAGCAGCTGCCGGAAGGCAACTTGGGGCAAGTCAGACATTGTTACAAGTACCCGAACTCTATCGTGCTGGGTATGGACAGCAGTTACAAGGTTTGCTTGGGGCTGGGCAGTTACAAGCCGGACAGGAAGCGAGAGATATCGATCGGGCGAGAGCGATGATGCAAGGATGGGGGTTGGACATTTCTAAAGCTCAAACCGGAGCGGATATCGCTCTACGCCAGCAAATGCTCGGACCGTTAGGGTTTAACCAACAGATGCAACTCGGGCAGTATTTGACTGGGTTGGAACAGGCAGGCCTTGGTAGAGAACAAGCAAACTGGGCGATGAGTCAGCCCTGGGCGAATCCATATCTGCAGTATATCAACCAAGCGAGTCAGTTGTATCCGAGAACGACGGGGTTACCTCCCCAACCTAGTCCGTGGCAGAATGTCATTCAAACCGGAGCAAGTATAGCCAGCCAGCTTCCGTGGGGGAATTGGTTTGGCGGTGGTGGAGGCGGTGGTGGAGGCGTACCCTACTCAGGCTTCGATCCTTGGGCTATGGGTGGAGGTCCTGGAGCTCCAAACCTTCCGTATTACGAATTTCCCGGACAATAGGAGACTAACATGCCTTACGGTAACGACGATCCGTGGTTGGAACAGGCAAGAGCAGCGGCGAGTATGCCCGCGATGAATCAGGTAGCAGGGTATCCATTTCAACCGTACCAGCAAGTCACTCCGGGGTTTGGAGGTTACGGCGGAGGACACGTCGCGGCTGACTTACTCGGTGGTGTGATGAACGCTTGGATTGGTAGACAGGTGAACAAGCACCAAGAATTACAAACCCGAGCGCAGAATGTGTTTAATCTCCACAAGCTAGGGTATGATCTTGGCCAGTTGCTCGAAGACCCACAAAATCGGGCGGCTGTAGAAAAGACGATGAATGTCAAGCTACCGAAGAATCTTATCGAAGGAGGATACGGTCCTCCTAAAAGCTCCGCGCAGTTGAGTGAGGAGGCGACGAGGAATTTCCTCCGAGATAACGCGGGAACAGCTCCGCAAGCCGCGCAGCAGATGGGGGTTATTCCGCAAGCGCAAGCGCAAGCGCAACAAGTGCAGAATGTGTCTACTGCTCCTCAAGCCGGTCCAAGTTTGGCTGATCTGATGCCGTTGCAGGCGCAGGCGCAGGCGCAAATGCAAGCGAATGTTCCTCCGGAAGCTGCAACCGGACCAGAATGGGCTCAGATGATCGGTTTGCCTCCACAAATGGCGAGGGTAGCGTTAGCTAACCCCGAGATCGCGGGTAGACTTGGTCAGACAGCTATGACCGTAGTTGGCGGCCTTGCGGAGGCGCAGCAACGAGCTGCGTCAACAATGGCAGTCGCTCGGATGGAACAGTCTCAGAAAGGGCTGCAGTTTATGGCCAACATGCGCATGCAGGGGATTAAGGATCTCGGTCTGGTGAAGGAAGCTGCCGACAACCTCGCGGTGAGTTTAGTTGATCCGAACGTTCCATTGACGACGGATACGCAGAAGGCGATTGATCGGACGTTGAGCTCGGAGCAACGACAGACCCAAGGAAGGGTGATTGACTGGTTAAAAGAGGCCTTTCCGAACATGCGTCCGGATCAGGCAGTTGGGGTGGCTACCGCTGCTGCGAAAGGGTTTGAGGTTCAACCGGAGTGGTTACCTCCGGGAAGTCAGAACATGCTTGCTCAGTTGAAAGCCGCGGAGCTTGGGATTAAGCAGATCGAGCAACAGAAAGGTGCTTGGGATATCGGCGAGAAAGCGGAGTTGACGGTTGAAGGGAAGAAGGTCACCATGCCAATGTATCTAGCTGGCAAAGCCGCGGATATTAGCAAAACCATGGCGGAGTATGATTTGCTCCGACGGAGAGTTCCGAACATCGACGCCATCGCTCAGATGCTAAAGAGCGAGAGCGTGGTGAGTAAGCAAGCCAAGACCGAGCTGATCAAAAAAGTCATGAGAGACATGGGCATGACCCCAGTAGATCAGAAAACCGTTTGGGATTACATCGATGTGTTTGGGTTGAGGACTCCACCAGTAGGGGTTCAACCTCAGCAACCAGGTACGCCGGCTGATCAGAAAAAAGCGAAGGAAGTTCTTGACAGACTAGCGAGGTAGACACGCTCATGCCAGAGGAGACTATAGAACGGTATGGAGGGGCGGGCTTCCCGGGGTTTGAGAAAGCTCCAGAACCGGAAGACGTACAAGCTTCAGAGCAAGCTAAAGCGTATGACATCGCTCATCCGTTCACCTGGAACCAGTTTAAGTTCAAAATCGGGTTGAGAGACGACGACCCGATGAGTGTTTATCAAGACGCGCAAGCGCAGTATTTCAAAGACCACGTCGCTCCGCAAATCGGTTCACCGGAGCAGGCTATGCCGTACTTCTCGGAGTTTATGCAACGCACTGCTCGGCCGCAGAAATACAGCAAGGGTGCGGAGTTGTTTATGGAAGGTGCGACGCAGGTTGGCAAGACCGCGTTAGCAACGGTGGGAGCGTTAAACGTTCCTGCTACGGCGTTGACATCGAGTATTGCTGGTTTGGTGAGTGAGAAGGATCGAGAGAGGTATTTGAAAGCCGGGAGAAACGTCGCGGAGATGACTACCTCGTTGAGTGATGCGTTATCCGCTCGACAGATGAAAGCTCAGCAACGGTATGCAAGAGAGACCGTGCCGGGGATAGAGGAGCCAGCTGTTCATCTCGTTGGGGATATTATCGGTAGCGCTCCGGCGTTCAAAATGATCGGAGCGGTTGTGCCGAGATGGGGGTCATACAGTGTCGAAAAAATCGGAGATGTTATCAGTGTCAAACCGAGCTACGTTACCTCAGCAGTTCAAGGAGCAGTGCATCTCGGAGCGTACAACAGCATGGTCGCCGAACCAGGGCAAAAGCTTTCTGAAGGTGTGCATGGTCTTGTTGCTGGTGCTACTCTTGGCACTCTTGAGCGTCTGGCTCAAGGAGCAGCTGATAAAGCTAGTGCCCCGTTTTTGAACTGGTTGAAGTGGAGGAACGCACCGAAAACGACGAGAGATGTAACTCCCGATCCCGCTGCACGGATTGAAGGGGCTTGGTCGAGTGGAAACTCGGCGAAGCAGAATCGGCAACTTGTTGAAGTGTTGCAGAAGATGACGCCGGATGAGAGGGTGCAGCTTTGGCAGGAGTATGAGAATAGTTTGGGAAATTTACGAACCGCTCCAGAGGCGATGACGGTAGTGGACCGCTCGGTCGCGAGGATGAACGGCGGGACGAAGTTGTACCTCGCTAACGGTCAGCAGATACTGATGCCGTATGGAGCACAAGGCGAGGCTGTTGATTTGTTTGTTAAACAGGTTATCGACTCCGGTCAGGTGGTAGCACATATTGAAGGATCGAGTGGAGCGTTGACAAGATATTACGGAGCGTTGGGGAAGTTGTTCCAACCGGAAGCGGTAACAACGTTGGATGCTAGGAATGAGAGGGAGGCTCAGATTGCGGAGGAGAGGTTAAGAGCGTTGGGACTGGATGCTCGAGCGGAAGGTACACAGGTTGTGTTACAGCCGAGTGCTGTACAGGTGATTAAAGGCGAGAAGCCTCAGACAACGGAGGTGAGAGCGGAAGCAGCTGCCGCAGGCGCAGGCGCAGTAGAGACCGTTCCGACTGTTGCAGTAGCACCTGAGGATATACAGAAGAAATTTCAAGACTATCGAACTTCACCGGAAGAACGAGCGGTGTTGTTGGAGAAACATCCCGGGTTGGAGAGACGCAAAAACCCAAGGATGATTACAACCGCTGAGGGAGTGGAAGCTACTCTTGGTATACCAGCAGGCGAGGCTTTAGAGAGAGGGCTTGCCGAAACCGTTGAAGGTGGATGGGAACTCACTCGTGAAGGGTTCGAGCATGGAATGAAGCAGGTGCAAGTCGCGCAGGAGGTTGTAAGACCGACAGAGGTTTCGATGCAGGAAGCGGGATTCACTCCCGAACAGCTGCAGGAGATACAGCAGATGGAGAAGGCGAAGGGAGAACCTCCGCCGTTGTTGTCTGCTGAGGTAGTTGCCGGGACGAGTACAGTTGGAGAGATCCAGCTCCCGTTGGAGATCGGACAGAGTCCAGAGGGTTATCCTGATGTGGTTTATCAAGGTAATATGCTCGGGCTGGAGCAGTATAAAATCAAGGGCTTGAACGCGAATTTCTCTGTCGCTCCGGGAGAGGATTTGGATGTCAAATACCGTGATACGATGGAGAGGTTTAAGAACGCCAAACCAGGGATTGTTCAACGCTATGAGATGTTGAAGCAACAGTTCGAACAAGGGTTGATTCCGAAGAGTCAGACCACTGCAATGCAGGCGACTTTAAAACAGCTCGAGCAAGCAATCCGAACAGGCTTGCCGGAGTGGACTCATGTAGTGGAGCCGGAAGTACCTAAACCAGTCCCGCAGGTGTTTGGGGTTTCGCCGGAGGAATCTCGAGCGTATAGTCAGACCATAACAGTTGAAGGGTACAACCTCACTGAACAACAGAAAGCTCAGCTAGCCGCTGCGCAGACTAGTAGGGAATCGCAGATGCGAGGGTTGGAAGCTTACGGCACTTCAATGGAGAGTGAGAGACGAGAGAGGTTAGAAACGGCAAAGGAGTTTCTCAGCCCACAACAACAACATATGGTTGAGTTGACTGAAAACGGGATGAGAGTACACTCCGCTGCGTTGATTCCGGAGTTTGAAGCGATGGCGGTTGAAGGAGCCGGGCCGGAGGGAGAGGACTTGGTAAAACAAGCGATGGCTTCGTTTGAAACTGGCAGTGTTAAACGAGTCAGTCTCCCTGGAGGACTTGTTGTTACCTACGCGAGAGGAGCAAAGTTACCAGCTAGTATTGCAGGGTTGCATCATGCAACAATCCCTGGAGCGTTGGAGCAGATAGCGGTAGGAGATTACGAACCTGCCGAGACGATGGTTCACGAAATCGGGCACTTGTTACACTCTCAACTCCCGATGTTGCAGAGAGACGTGCATGCCGCTAACGCAGCCGTCCTCCCGGGAGATGTAGATACTTTCAGTCGGTTGTTAGAAACTACCGGACCAACTGGTGAGCCGTTGAGGGAAGCTTGGAACGGTATGGTTACCTCGTTGATGGAGAAGTATCCAGATCTTTACGCCAAGCCGAATGAGGCGAACGAAGAGATCCTTGTTCGTTTGTGGACGGCTTTCAAACGGGCGGAGACTAAAGTAGGGCAACGAGAGATTGTAGAACTTGTACGGTTGGATAAAGACCTCTCTCATGTACTCGAACTAGCGAGAGAAACCGGTCGTTGGGCGTTTAATCGTGTTACGAAAGGAACGTCTATCGATCCGATTAGCTTTAGCGCCACGCAGAGTTATTTTGATAAGTGGGCACAGAGCTATCTCGCAGGAGTGAAAGCCCGAACGGATCCTAGTTGGTCGTTGCAACGCTACGGTGAGATGATACTCGACACTCCGTTGGTTCGGGTAGGTCCGGACGGTCGGTGGATGACGATCAACGTCGATGGTGAGTTTCTTGTCTACAACACTTTTAGAGACATCGCGCGAGTGTTTGATGTTGGGATGGGAGATGTGGTATTCTATCCCGAACTGACTAGTGCATTGGAACGGGAGTTGAAGATACAAGGGTGGGAGCAACCTAACGCGTTGCCGGAGGGGCCGGCGGGTCCACCGAGGAGTGGGGTGATCGGTCCGAGCTTCATGGCGAAGAGGGGTGAAGGACTTTCTCGGAGAGAGTTCTTAACAGGGAAGAAGCAAACGGAGAAGGTAGATGTTGGGTTGACTCCGGTGACTGCGTATGTTAGAAACTCTCGAGATTGGTTTAACAGTGTGCAGCAGCAGACTTCACTACCGGTGTTTGATAATATCTACCTCCCGTTTGACAGTGGGCAGATGCAACTAGAGAGGTTTTTGTCTAACGAGTATAAAGGGCTTTATGAGATGTTAGGCACTACCACTCCAGAGAAGAGGATAGCTTACCGAGCTTGGTTGCAGGCGAAGGGAACGGATGCTAAAGCGGAGGTGTCACATAAAAACAGTTTCACACGGGAGGATTTAGATAACGTGGCGAAGCTGCGGGAGAGGTATGATCAGTTGTTTAAGACTTTCAACATCGGAGATAGTGCGCCTTTCCTTGAAGATTACGCTCCTCGGATGGAGCAAGCGGAGTTTATGAGGCAAGCCGGGAACCGAGCAAAAGCGAACGAGGCCGATCCGTTCATGCAGCAATCGCTACCGAGAGAGGTTGACTTCTTCGCGAAGCATGAGAGAGTGAAAGATGAAGCGGCGGAAGCGAGTAGGGAGACCGATGCCGTACTGCAGTTGATGCAGTACACTCGGATTGGAGCGAGAGAGAAATTCCTCGGTCCGGTGTGGGACAATGCTAAGACTACTTGGAGATCGCTCCCAGCGGAGTTGAAAGAGCCGGTGGCGAAGTACATGCAGCATATGTATGGTGAACCGGATTTTGTCTACCAATCGTTGACGAATTGGATGGATAAGTATCTCTCGAAAATCCCGGGGTTTGACAAGATGGGGTTGTCGCAAGACAGCGTGAGGAAGTTCGTCTTGCTACAATACAGCAGCTCGTTAGGCTTCCGCCCCGCGTTGGCGGTGAGAGACGGTATGCAAAGCTTCCTAACAGCTTATCCGCATCTCGGAGAGAGATGGTTCGGACATGGCTTCGGGAAGGCTTTGACTGGAGATGGATGGAGGCTGGCGGAGAAGTATGCCGCTACCATCCCGGATAATGTTGCGCCGGTGCCGGAAGGTGGTGACCTGGCTGATATACCAGGAATGTTGCAGAGGAGTTTGTATTTCACCCACGTTGGTAACAACTTCGGGAGGGTGGTAACATTCAACGGGAGTTTTGACCGAGCGAAGCTCGCGATTGCGCAGTTGAGGAAGGATAAGAACTTGGACAACTTCCTCCAAGACAGCGGAGCGGAGATACTGCAGGAAGGTATGGCAAAGAACGCGACGTTGAAGGCGTTAGACTCAACCGTACCGATTGAAGAGGCGGCAGGATTGCTTAGCCGGTATATTGTTGAAGCGACGCAGTGGCCGATTAGAAAAGGCAACGCTCCGCAGCTGATCCGGAGTCAGATGGGGCGGGTGCTTGGTATGTACGGTCAGTGGCCGGAGCAGTTCATAGAATACATGATCCGAGGAGCAACGAGAGGGTCTATCACTCACCGCGTAGCGTGGATAGGTCGGTGGTTTGCGGTTAACGAAGCCATGCAGTTGTTTTTCCAAAGTATGGGAGCGGATGTTTCGAGGTGGATTTGGACCTCCCCTGCAGAGTACAACGGTAGTGTTTGGACCAGCACTATGCAGGATTTGATGAGGGTGAGTGGGGAAGGAGTGGAAGCTAGTATGGCGAGGCATAGACTTGTCCAACTCCCGTTTCAATTCGTTCCGGGGTATCAACAGATGAGGAGCATATACCGAGCGTTGGATAGCGATAACCCGTTACTATCTCTGCTCGGGTTTAGACCGGTGAAACCAGAGAAGTTTTAACGAATGGAGGTGAGGTATGAGTTGGGAGTTTTTCAAACCAGAAGAGTTTGCTTGCAAGCACTGCGGGGAGAATAAGATTCAGGTGGGGTTTGTTGACAAGCTTGATGCGTTGAGAAAGACCTACGGTGCTCCGATCGTGATTAGCAGTGGCTATCGCTGTCCGGAGTATAATGCTACTGTGAGCTCGACTGGGACGAATGGACCACACACAACTGGCCGAGCGGTGGATATCGCTGTGAGTGGAGCAGAGGCTTTTAAGTTGATGGAGCTCGCACTCGCGAGTGGAGAGTTTAACGGGGTGGGAGTGAATCAGAAAGGGAACCACGCTGGGAGGTTTATTCACCTCGATGATCTCGATCCCGCGAGTCATCCTCGTCCAGGAGTTTGGAGCTACTAAACGGGTTACTAACGATAAGGAGGTTTTGAATGGGAGCTAAAGCGTTTCTGTCAAAGGCATTTCCGTTTCTATCCGTCGCAGCGACAGCGTTTGGAGGACCGATCGGCACTGCGGGAGCGAGTGTGTTAGGCGCCGCGTTGGGAAAGGAAGTCAAACCGGAGGCGATAGAAGCGGAGTTGACGAAGCTTACCGGAACAGAGGAGGGGAGATTGAAAGCTCAAGAAGCGGAGGCTAATTTCAAGCTCCAGATGGAGAAGTTAGGCTTCGCGCATATCGAGGAGTTGGAGAGGATAGTCGCAGCTGACAGAGCGAGTGCGAGGCAGCGAGAGGTGTTGATAAAGGATAAGGTTCCTGCTCTGCTGGCAGTTGTCGTTAACGCGGCGTTCTTCGGGGTTATTTTCTCTTTGATCTTCCGTACCTTCCCAGAGGGATCACGAGACACGTTGTTGATTTTACTTGGGGCCCTCGCTGCCGGATGGAAGGATGTGTTTGGGTATTATTTCGGGAGTAGTAGTAGCTCAGCAAGGAAGGATGATACTATCGCGAAGCTTGGAAATGGACATACACGTTAGGTGTTACAGACGAGATAGACTTTGCCGCTTGTCTATCTCGTCTGTAAAAGGTTAATCATTGAACGCTTCTGCGGCGCCCTGACTCACCTCTTTAATCTCCGCATACACTTCTGTCTGGTCGATTATTAGGAACTCCACCTCTCCTGTGTTGGGATCTGCTCGAGAGTGAGAACGATCAATCACCGTGAAGACAATTCCACTGAAGCGGGTGAATAGTACACGCTGACCTTCCTTGTACATCGTCACATCCGGACCGACGGCGATGATATTACCAACGGTTGGTTTGGTTTTCGATGCATCGGGAACGACAATCAACCCTTTGTAGTTGAAATCCTGTCGGGCGATAAGCAGTTTTGTTGTAGCCGGTCGCAAACGTTTCATTTGTGTTTCTCCTATCGATCGAAAGCGTCCATGTGTATGCCTGAACCATAATCCGGTTCGGTGACGTCATTTAACGTCCAAATAGCTGCACTGGTGCAAGTCTCGTGTAAAACAACCTCGTAGAGGTTTGGCAGGTCGACTTTGAGCATCTGAACGATCCAGCGAAGAAGTCTTTCGCTGCTTGGGTAGAAATCGATCGGTGCTCTCCAAGTGTCTGGAACTAAGAACTCTTCCTTTGCACCTACGGTAGAGTAATGCACTCCGAGGTGTTTGTGGTCGAGAGGATCGAATATCCGTTTACGGATGATCTCTCCGAGGTGGTAGTAGTCCATTACAAACCCGGTGGAGGGGTTGACATCTCCGATAATAGTTACATGCCCCGTCCAGCTATGTCCGTGGAGGCGAGAGCACTTACCAGGATGACGAGGGAGCATGTGACTTGCCTCGAAGCTGAACTGCTTACTGATTTTCACGATACCCTCCGGAAGTAGATGCTTAGAGTGTGGTCTTGATGTTCAATCTCCACTCGATATGTTGGAGCGGAAACACCTTCTGGGATTACATCGAACATCGGGCAGACAGCGGTGTATTCGATTGCTCGGGTGTCGAAGCAATAGTTAGCTTCAACAACAAGCATACCTGTTCGACCCAAAACCAGGCCGAGCTTTTCCCAGCCAACGGTAACGAGCAACTCAGCTGAGATACCGAATTTGCCTATTCTTCTCGGTGTGAGGTTCATTTAATCTCCTTTCGAAGCAGGATGTCATACAAACAAACATCTCCCGGGATATCGGAGTAATTCGGTGCGGATCTTTCAACGATCACCCGAGCTTGTTTCCAGTCGAGCTTGCGTCCGTGACAGCAAGTGAACGTAGCTTTCTCCCGATCGGCTTGGGTGCGCTTTTTCTCTTCCGGTTGGTCAAGTTCACTACGTGCGAAGCGTTGTGTATAGGACAACCCCGGCCGAGTTCGACCACGATTATTTCCAGTTTGCAGGTACATTTTGCCATTCATTCGGCCTTCCTTTCCGGCTTCGGTTCGTTCGGTTCGTTCGGTTCGAGTTTTTTAGGTTCATACACCGGATACTGCTCGGGATTGTAACGTTGTTCGGCGAGGTTCCCCCAGAAGAGAGCTTCTTGAAGCTTGCGGAAAGCGGTGGTGCGTTCCGGACTGGGTTCCGGGAGGGCTATCAAAAGCGTTTTACCAGCTTCGTTAACGTGGCGTTGAAAACCCATCCACTTACCGTAGTTACGCGTGCTCTCGGGTTGGATGAATTGTTGATCCATTGACCTAAGTAGATCGATATCAGGATGCATCGGTACGTTCCTCCTTGTCTTTGTTCCAATAAACATCGTTTAGTTCGTCACTTCGTCCTTCACACTGAAACTGCATAATCGCAAACACCGCCCAGGCGATAGCAGCTTCGTCGTCGTCAAGATCTGGACGGTAGCTTTTGTTCTCTCGAAGTTTCGTTCGCAAGCGGAGAAGATGCTCTTCGAGGTGATCGAGTAGATTACCGAACGGTATGCCCTTTCTCCAGTTGTATGGAGGGTAGTTAGTATCTCCAAGGCCGAAACGACAGGCAAGGCGGCGCTGACCGTGTTCTGCAACGAGATGGTGTTTTTGCAACTCGGGGTGTTTGCTTCGCGTCGCTCCGCTAGAGAAAGTCTCCGTACCTGGGTCGGGAGTAGCATCCATGCTTTTCACTGAGATGACAGGGTTATGAACCAGGCAGATAGGATCTTTGTAAACGATGTATTGGTGTGTATCATCCCAAGTACACTGACAGTCCGATTGCGACGTTTTCATTTTCACCTCACGTTCATGAATTTGTGTAACTGACAGCTAATGCGGAATTCCGGGAAGCGTTTTTGGAGCTGTAAGCACCGTTCGAGATTTTCCCTATTCACCGTCATCTCGTAGTTAACTGGTTGAAGGTAGACGTTGTTGTTATTGAGGAAGCTAACGAGTAGCTGTCTCTCATCAAACCGTTCGTCGACTAGGATCTTAATCTCATCCGCGAGAGAAATCATCTCCGGGAGACAGTCTTCTTTTGGGGAGACACTGATCCAGATTTGGTGGCGGAGTGGGTCCTCACGCAGCCATTCCGGATAACGCGTCCCGCTTGTTTCGAGATGGATCATCTTCCCTTGCCTCGTTGCTTTCCTGATCAGCATGCTGAGATCGTGAAGTAAAGGCTCCCCTCCGGTCAGGCAAATGTGGCTTTGCCAGGCAGCGCTGAGTAGTTGAAAGGGAGATTTCGCGCTGTGCTTTTGGTAGTTTGTATCACAGCCGAACGTTCGACCGTCCCACAACGTGCACATCGCGTGGTAAGGCTCTCCGTTGACTGATTGTACTCCGATTGAAGACTCTCTCAGCATCCTTCCAACGTTGCAGCCGGCGAATCGGATGAACCGCATAGCTGTTCCCGTCCAATGTCCCTCGCCTTGGATGCTATCAAACTCCTCCGCAATTGGGTATCCTGTTTCCATTGTTTCCATTGTTTCCATTTCTCCTTTCTCCTCCTGTCGCAAGTTCGACAGCGCCGGTATATCCCAGTAGCTGTTTGACCTATTCCGGTATTCCTCTCGTCGTATGCATGTCCTCTCGGACAGTGAGTTTTTTTACTGTTTCGTTGCATAGTTAGTCTAGTACACTCAACGCTTCCCGGACGTTCCGATCAACGATCGATCGATTCGCTGGGACGAGTTCGGCAAAGAAATCGACGTCCGTGTCCGGCCAGTCTTTGTCGAAGATACTGTAACCGCAGTATCCGCGCCAGACCGCTCCACCGAAGTCGAGGCTCTCGAACCCGAGGTAGTCAAGGTAAGGGAATTCGTCTAGACTACCTAACCATCCGAGAGCGTGGTGACGTTTTGTATTATTCCAACAACCAAGACGTTTGATCTCGAGCACCAGTCTAACTCTCGACCAAGCTTTACTCTCCTCCGGCCAGATCTTATTCCCGGTCATACGAGAAATCCCGATATGGGTGATTTGGTCGATCGTGCTCGCCCACTTATACGCTTCGATGTAGTCTTCGAGATCACGATCCCCTGCGCTGGGAACGTACATATAATCATAACCAGGTTTGGCGAATGTTAGCAGGTATTGTAGAGTCATACTTGCTGTGGTCTTCCAACTATGATGAGGACTGTCTGGGAGGATGATACAGTTCGCATAACATTGCTCGGCTAGGTCGCTTAGCTCTTCGTTGCTAATACTAACCCCAAGCTCCCAAGCTCCGTTGTCGAGGATGATATAATCCCCTCTCTCACGCATTCGTTTGAAATAGTCACAATACCCCGGACTTTTCCTCGCGATATGAGCGAGAGCGAATTGCCGTCTAGTCAATGAACTGAATGTATCGAGACCCTTCTCAGGGCTGATTAGGCAGATCTGCAACTGGTTGCTGTTGCTGTTGTTTCCTCGCTTCACGTCTATACCTCCACAGAGTACTTTCTGTCACTTTCGCTTTATCAAGTACAGTTTTCACTGGAGCGTTCATCACGAAGTCTAGATCGAAGCGGTCTAGAATCTTCCTCCCCTTGCCTTTGTTGTTCGGTCCGCCTTTGCCTCGCATTTGGATCCCGCACAAAGTCATTCGCCGACGAATAACGGTGTTACTATACCCCAACCGGATAGCGATCTTACCTATCGACCAGTCTTTGATGTTGTATAGGTCTTTCCACATATCCGGTTCGGTTTCGTAACCGAGTGTCTTTGCTAAATCAACCCAGGTTTCGTTTGCAGACATAGTTAATCCTTCCTTCGGAGGATGTAGTAGTGTTCAAGAGTGGTGTGAACTTCCTTAATCTCACCGCTCTCTCGAAGGGTGCTTAGATGTCCTTTCAGGTTTTGGAAACTCATACGGTGTTTGGTTTTCGCCATGAGCTTGTCATGATCGAGCATCCCTCCATTACGTTGGAGGACTTTCAATATCAACGAGACGTCTTCTCCATCGCGAGATTCAAACAACCGGTTAAAGGCGATCGGGAGGCGTTTCTCCAGAAACTCGATCGTTTTGATTGCGTAGGCTATGCAGCTGTCACAGATAACCAGATCGGTGTGTTCAAGGAAGTGATAGAGGATGGCTATACGTAGGCAATGATCCGGCTTCCGTTCCAAATACGGAGCGAGTTTGACGTGGAACTCAGATAGAGTGTCAGGGGTATTGTACCATTTGTCGTAGAGATCGTATGCGGCTTTGGATAGTTTAATCTCCCCTTCGAGCTTCTGCAATATCCGGAAGATGTCTCCCTGCATCCGACGAAGTTCGAGCTTGTCGACTTTCGGCTCGCTGAACGATCGATCACTACCCTCTTCGACAACGAGGAACAGCCGAGACATAAACCCGCCGTCGAGTGCGGCGCTGGACATACTGCTCCCGAAGAGGTCAGGTGTGCTCGCTCCGATGAGAGAGACGTAGATGTCACCGAGCTCGGTTTCACCTCGGGAGATTGTTCGGGATTTCCATTTCTTCTTACATTCGAGCAGTTCGTTCAGCAACGGTATCATCCCATCGTTGTATTTTTGTTTACCGAGCAACACGCTGAGTTCTGGAGCCCAGAGCAACCCGGCGGCTTTACCGCTGTTAGCTTCCTCCTCCGCAAGCGCTTCGATGATAGCTTCCGGGGTTAACTTCTCCGCAAGAACGTTGACTAGATCCGGAGGTAGCAACCCTTCCGCGATAGAGACCGCAGCACCTTTCTTCGCCGCTCCAGCGGGGGCTATCAAAACAACGGAGAGGTTGGGGTAGAGATCGTAGAAGCCACGTTCCATCCACGTTCTACGACGAAGAGCACTCCCGAGAATAGCTAACAAACACATTATATGGAAGGTGATCGGAGCCTCGACGTGGGAGGTTAGTTCGTCGTATCGAGCACAGAAACCGTTTGGAGGGTAACACTGCCGGAAAGCATCCTCGCTGGTGAGTATCCGTTCTGCCTTGTCGAGGTTCATGTCAGCTTCCGCTCCACCTGTGTAGGTTTTCAACTGAGCCTCGGTTATACCGAAGCTTGTGCAGATTGTTTGTTTGAACAGCGTACGATCGTCTTCGTCTAGGTCGATCGGGAACTGTCGGAGAAAGCGAAGAGTCGCTTCAAACACCGGACTAGTTGTCTCAAACTTCTCCCCGCGTAGCAATCGAATAAGCCGTTTGACTGCTACGATATCGTTTTTCGAGTTCACGCACTGCCTCCGGGAGATTGGCTAATGTAACGGTGGTTAGTCCTAGAGGGTTGCCCTCGTCAGCGTCTTTCCAGTTCATACCGATTTTTAGCTCCGTCCCGAAGACGAAGTTGTTGTGTTGAGGAATCGGTCTCTCCATCTCCTCAACCAGAACGTGAGCGTCTCGTTCCATTTTAACCCACGGCGACTGAACGAGCAGTGAGTCGTGAACTGGAAGGAGGATTCGAGATGGTAGAGTAAGCCGCGCAAATATACGCGGGATAGCACGTATAAGTATGTCTGCTGCTCCGGACTGAGGTTTGTAGCTGTAGACACTGTTATCTTTAATCGGATATCTTCTGATCCGACCGAATTTATTTCGTAGCAGTCCATCTCTTGACACCTCGTTGTCGATTTTCTTATGCCAGTCACGAATTGCCCAATGAACGGTGAAGTATTTGTCTTCGTAGGTTCGACCTTCCCTCTCAGTCCAGTTGTGTTCTTTTGCGACAGACGCGCCTTTACGGTTGTAGTTGAACCCGTGAGGTATCGCCTTCGCTCGATTGAGTTTTTCATGCGTGACCGTTGGCAGACGGAATTCTTTACGTCTCGGTTTGCCGGGTTCGAAAAACAGTTCTGGTTTGAACACATCTTCGTAAGCTGCTCCGTGAACGTATTCGTCTCTCGCGTGGATGGCAAGGAAGGGTTCATCGTTCGCTTCTAGTGCGACTATCCATAACTCGATTTGGTTGAAATCCGCGTATAGCAGTGGCATTTAATGTTTCACCCACAATGTAATCCCGAGAACAATCGCGCCGCCGTGGCATTTGACTGTAAGTTTTGCGAGCATCGCCTTCATAGAAGATAGTCTTGCACTCAGCACACTTTCCTGGGTATCCAGTACATTATCTCACTCTCCCTTTTTCGCGCCCGCAAAGACCGAAATCGTCAGGATCGGTCGTCACAGGACAGGACCAGCAATCGTCTGAGCTGTTAAGCTGGCGAAAGCGTTCGTCTTCTGTCAGGTAGACCTGCCCATGAACTGGACAGTGCACTGCGTAACGAGTTGGTTTGTTACTCTGTCCGTTGTACATTTTCTTTCTCCTTAACAAACTCGTCGATGGTTTGGACTTTCCATAGTAGGTTCAAGCTGAAGACCGTTCCGTTCTCCTTCTTACGTAGCACTGCCCACTCCTCGGTGGAAAAGTAAAACACAGACTCTTCCGGAGTGACTTGTCTGACAAGAAATTGCGATAGGTTGTTCTGTGCTCCAGACCAGCCGGGTTCTTTCTCCTTCGTTATAGCCACCGCTTTGGACAGACGGATAACGGTGTATTTGTTACCGTCTAGTTCGATTATCGTCCCGACGATAATGTCGTTGCTGGTCATACGCTGCAAAGCGTCTAACGCGTTCATCTGTCACACTCCTCATCCGCGATGTAGGCGACGCGAACGATATCCGGTTGTTGCATCAAATTCGGCTCTCGGTTTTCTAACCTCCCACTAGCTGTACCAGTGATCTTCAACGAGCTATGAACGCGTCCACGTGCGGGATGGTCGATATACTCGATGATCTTTTTGTTCCCTCGATAGGTTTGAATCAAACCGAGGGTTTTGTTTTGTGGAAACATCCGCTGCAGAGCGGTCAAAGCCTCATCGTTACTTGTCCGCTTGACCACGCCTTTGACTTTGTGCGTCTGCTCCGGCAATCCCATCCGATCGTACAGCAGCTCCATAACTTGTATCGGGCTTTCAATGTTGAACCCCGGCAGGGCTGTTGTCAGCGCTTTGACTATTGCATCGTTGACTTGCGCGTGTTCAAGCTGGATGCGCATAGCTGTTGTCTGATCGGTGTTGATGCCAAGCTCGTACATTTGCACAGCGAAAGGTACCAAACCGAGCATGGCTTGATAGGTGTCTGTCAGCCCGTTTTGTTCGATCAACGGTTGCATGGCATGGAAACACATCCAGTTCGCAATGGTGTCCTTCGCGTTGTAACGCATGAACCGTTCGGGGCTAACTCCTGCCTTCCAGTCTTTTTTGCTTAGTTTCCAATACGGTAGGGTGGTGAAAAAACTCGCGATGACAGCTAACCGCTTCGGTAAGTCGCTATATAGAGCGTGAAACTGAAGCATGATATCTTCAACGTGCGTATCCGAAACGGAGAAACCGTATCGTGCCGATAGGCTGAGTAGGTCAGATACATAATTCTGCCCGATCTGTACCACGTGATTATGTGGGTCGAAGATGGGCCGGAGAAGTTCAAACTGCGACGGGGAGCATACGATTGCATGGTTGTCTCTTGTGGCCACTCCGATGAGATGGATATCTTTAGCACTGGTGAATACCTCGTCTTCGTCTTTTTCAAATCCGGGGGTTTCGATGTCGACAGCGACGAGTCGTTGGTCAAGAGCTTGCTCGACAACCAACCGGATGTCGCTTTCGCTCGGGTCGATGTTCTCTTCGATGTCTGCTGGTTTGGTGAAACGGTTTATCTTCCGGATGTCGCTTTGCAGAGCTGGGATGATGGCCGCGGGTGGGCTCTTATCTGCCGAGCCGGTAGCAGTCTTGAACACCATCGCGGGGTGGATGGTGCCGATTGTCCATCGAGAGTAGCGTTCGCTCCAATACGGGTAGCCACGATAGGTCAGGATCGGTAGCTCTTTGCCTGTCATGTGGTACAGTGACAGCCCACCGATGGCAAGCACCGGACCTTTGACAACTGCGAGTTCTTTTCGTAGATACGCGTTCGTGCAATGCGCAACAGCCGGCAGCAAGATGTCTTTGCTCGGTAGCTTGTCCTTCGGTGGTTGACATTTCAAAACATTTGTCAGGTAGACTTTCTGCCGAGTGACATTGTTCTCATACAACGCTCGAGAGAATACCCTACCGCTCGGTCCGATGAGGGGTTGAGGATCGTCTGAATGCACCTCGTCGCTGCCGGGAGCTTGTGCGACACCGATAAAATCGGGCGACAGCGTCCCGCGACCAGGTACGAACCCCAACCCGATGTTTCTCATCGGACATCCGTTACATGCTTCGGGTTTTGGTAACATATCTGCTCCGCAATCGGGACAGTGATAATACATTCCTATCGGAACGCTCAGGGCGTTCTTGGCAATCTAGCAACGGCCACAGATTTCATAACTTCCTCCCTTCTCGTCCACAGACGATATCCATGAACATTTTCTTGAGATCGTTCTGTTTCTGTAACTGCCCGCGAAATGCGGCGGTAACAACATCTGCTCCGGTTTTAACCCCCCTCATCCGCATGCAGAGATGCTCGCCGGTGATGTAACACGCGCTGCCTGCGGCTTCTATCTCCCCGTCGGCAAACCAATCCGCGATGCTGTGAGTCATCTCCTCCTGCATCAATGGTTTGGTGTTGAAGCGTTCGACTAAACGAACGAGTTTGCTGAGACCGAGAACTCTTTGTGACGGGATGTAGGCTATACTGACCATCATCCGAACGGGTAATAGGTGGTGAGGGCACAACGTCCACATCTCATGTCCGCGGAGAATAATCATGCCATCGTACTCCTCCGTGAACGCTGTCATGTCCGATCGTTTGGATCGAAAAAGCTCCATCATAAACCGAGCGACGCGTGCGGGAGTGTCTTTGAAATTCCGATCGGTGAGGTCTACTCCTAACGCGAGTAGCAGCTCTCGAGTAGCGGTGGAAACTTTATCTGGGTTTAGATCTCTCTCGTTCAATGGCACACTCCCTTCCAGAACTCTGGGTCGGTGTAGACTGTTGGGTCGGGAACGTCAGCTAACGCGAATGCTTCTGCACGTTCGACACAAGTCCCGCACCGGCCACAGTGTTCCTCATCTCCGTTGTAGCAACTGTAAGTTAGATGTATCGGAACGTGTAACTCGCGCCCCTCTCTCACGATTTGTGTTTTGGTCATTTCAACAAACGGAGCGTGGAGGTCTACTCCATATCCGAGGAGCAGAGCTTTGTGCATTGCGTGGATGAATTCGTAGCGGCAATCGGGGTAAATCGGATGGTCTCCGACGTGTGCTCCGTACCAAATTTCCTGTGCTCCGATGTTTACCGCCCATCCGGCAGCGACACTAAGCAGGATAGCATTCCTTCCCGGAACAACTGTGCGGGACATGTTCTCCGCACTGTAATGTCCTTGGGGGATTTCCTCCCCTCGAGTAGTCAGAGCTGAGTTGAACTGTTTCATGAACATCAAATTCATCACATGTTGCGGGATGCGGTAGTGTTTACAAATCTCCATCGCGGCTTCGTTCTCCCGCCCGTTGTGTTTACTCCCGTAGTAGAAAGTCAATGCGTTGACTTGTGCATGGAGATCGATCGCTCTCGCAAGTGCGACTGTACTATCAAGCCCTCCGCTAAGAATCACGAGTACTTTCATTTGCTGTTGCCTCCTTTATAGGTTCGATTACAGCGGAGAGAGTCGATGACCGTCCAATCTGTCGACTCTCTCCGACTAGCTGGTCAGGCTAGTTTCCGCCTCCCAACACTCTGCCTCGCCATGACCAAGACGAATTCTACTGGCGGTGGTCTGAGGCGGGATGTTACAGTATCGCCTTCGGACGCATGCCCTTGACGTTGATAACCGCCTTGCCGTTGTAGCTACCACCCTCGGCGATGATCTCCAACTCGAAGTTGTACAAGTCTTTCGGCTTCCAACCTCGAACGGGTTTGAATCGTACCACCTCAAACAGGTTGTTCAGGCTGAACAGCGCATGTTTCTGCAAACTGGTCGTGTAGAGCACGCTCTGGCCGATGTAGGGCTCGTTCGTAGCAACCAACCGCCAGTTGATCAGAGGCTGTTTGCTTTCTTTACCAACCCCTTTGAACGCCTTGTCGACACGAACGTTCGTCCAGATGTTCATTGGGAACTTACACGCCTCGATGTCTTCTTCCGTGACGGGTACTTCCCAATCATCTGCTGGGACTGCCCTGCCTCCGACAACTTCTTCCGGTTCTGTCACAACTCCTGCCCCGCTTTCTTTCAAATCATCAAACTCGCTACTCATGTTGTTGCCTCCTGGTTGGAATTGGATATAAGCCGAGAGATGATGGTGGGGATCTTCTCCAAGCTCAACGGATCTGGAAGGTTCAACCGGCTTTTCGCATGCCAGATTCCATGCGGAGCCGTTCTGGCGGCACGAAACTCCCGAACGCCACCTTCCGGGTTTGCGAGTTTCACGTTCGCAATGTGCCAGACTTCGTCAAAGTCGCCGGGGATCTCACCTCGAGTTTTACCTGGAAGGTTTGGCTTACCTCCGGTAACAACTGGGTTGGGTGTGCCGAAGCCTTCCATCTCGAGTTGTTCGAGGCAGGTACAAACAACAAGACAACCGAGTGAACGGAAGTCACGGATGGACCGGACGACTTGTCTCAGCCTTTCATTTATCGGATTCCAGTCTTCAATTCCGGCTAGGCTGACACCTAGTTCGAATTCTCGGATCTCCTCCTCTGACATCTTACGTTTCTGCTTGTCCGTCAACGGCAAGCCGGTGGTGTAGATCTGTGCGAGTTTGCTAAAATTGCTAACTCCATCGCCGAGAACGCTGGCTAGTTTCAACCCTCGTGCGATCATCTTCAACGCCGCAATGTCTTCGAGGACGGTGAGGTATTGCTTCCTCTCCCCGGTGTTGTAATGCCGAATGTAAACCGGCCCGGGGAATGGTTCGGTTTTACAGTGGTAGGCTGTGAACTGCGCGGGAAGGTTAGGCGGGGGTTCGGTGAGTTCCAAGTCACCTCGTAGGCTGGTTGTACCGCCCTCGAAATCGAAATCGGCTAGGGGTTTGGGGAATTTCAACACCCCCGTACGGGTTTTCTCCATCCCCCATTCACCGTACATCAGAAAGGTTGGTGGGTTCATTCGCTACCTCCTCTCGCTTGTCCATCCGTTACCTCCTTTGTGTAGACATCGACGTAATCATCCTCCTTCTGAACAAGCTCGTTACCAAACGGTGTCAGTCTGGCGCTTTTGCAATGTTGGAGAAACAAACACGGCCGGAAGAATTGGTAGCAGCTGGCAGTCCCGGTGGTTTTCGGATAGAGACGTTTGGTTACGACCTCTTCGTTTTCATCTCCGATAGTCATCACCGCTTTCTTATGTTC